CAGAGGAGATTTCACAGGGAGTTTCATTCATTCACTGCGAGATACCTCGTGAGCCAGCAGAGTTTTGCCGAAAATCCCCAGATTCTGATTGCAAAGTCCGATAAGCATATGTACCCTGGGCTGGGTTGGCCGGACGCAGGCCAGAGCCGCCCGTTAGGGGCGGCTCAAATGGCCAATAGGCCAAAGGCCAACTCTGACCGGTCGCCTCGAAATGAGGTCTTGCCGGAAAGTCTGCGCATGCCCGATCCAGTAGTCCATCCGACCGTGTATGCGGAGCAGGTGCTGGCGGGCGAGCATGTTGTGAATGAGGCCGTTCGGCTGGCGGCGCGCCGCCACATGCACGACCTCGACCGCACAGACATCTACTTCGACGACGAGGAGTTCGATCGTCTCCGGGAGTTCGTCGGCCTGCTGGAAGTTGCCGATGGGCACGAACTCACCGGCCAGCCGATGGTGATGCTCCCCTGGCAGTCGTTTCTGCTGGGCAGCATCCTTTGCTGGAAGTTCTCTGACACGAAGGGCATTCGGTACAAGTTCGCAGCCTGCGAGGTGGCTCGCGGGGCGGGCAAGTCCACGATGATGGGCGTCCTCCTGCTCTATGTGAGCAGGTACTGGGAGGGGTCGGACAACCTCTGCCTCGCCAACAAGGTGGATCAGGCCCGCCAGGCCTACGACGCCGCCGTCAAGATCGCCACCCGAGCCTTCGGCGATTGGCGGGACGAGGACAAGGCCGTCGCCGACGAGGCACTCTATGAATGCACGATCCGCGAGACGAGGTGCCGCGAGGGAAAGGGCCGCTTCCGGCCGATGGCCTCGAAGACCGGCACCCTCGACGGGACGAAGGCGATTCTCTATGTCTGCGACGAGGGGGCCGAATCCAAGGAGGACTACTTCCAGAAGGTGATCTCGGCACTCCCGAAGCTCAGAGACTCGTTCATGGTGAGCGTCACCACGCCGGGCAGCCCGGAACTCGGGCTCGACAGCCCCTACTACACGAGGCGGAGGCTGGCGGAGGAGGCACTCAAGGAGGAGAACTGGGACAAGTTCGATGTCTTCGCTCTCTTCTACGGACTCGACGAAGGGGACGACCCCGAGGACGAGGCCGTCTGGCAGAAGGCACAGCCGTCACTTGGGCATGTCATCCCGGTCAGCAACTATCGGAGGCTGCTGCGGGAGTACAAGGCTCAGGACGCGATGCACAACTGGGAGCGATACCAGTGCTGCATCTACTCGCTGACGGGGCTGCCGTGGCTCGGCCTGGACGAGTGGCGGCATGTATCCCGGTCCTCCGGCCCGGCGGTCCCGGTAGATGGACAGACCAAAGTCTACGCAGCCGTGGACTTCAGCAAGAGTTTCGACTTGACCTCGATGGCCTACGGGTGGTGGGACACCGAGGGCAAGTTCCAAGTGAGGTGGAACCATTGGCCGATCCGCGATCCGCATGTGAAGAGCCATGTCCGGCACTACCAGAAGTTCGTCGACAACTGGGACCGGCACCAGAATGTCACGATCTGCGAACACCGGGTTCAGTACGACCTCGTGAAAGAGCAGATCAAGGCGCTCGGACCTGGACTGGTTCGCTGCGGCTTCGACGCCCTCGGCGGCATGAAGACAGAGGTGCAATCGTGGGGCGACCTCGAAGAGAACTACAGCCCGCTGCGGGGCGACCTTCCGATGTGGAGCTTGCCGCAGACCATCGTGAGTCTCGGTCCCGCGACCTACACGCTGGAAAGCATGATCCGAAACGATGAGATCAGATTCGCCGAAGATCTCGTCGTCGAGTACGCCTTGCCGAATGTCCAATTGCAGGAGAACGCGAATGGCGACCGCCGACCCTGCAAGATGCAGTCAATGGGCATCATCGACCCAATCGTCGCTCTGGTGATGCTGATCGCCGTCCTGATTCGAGAAGGTGCCGAGCGCCCCGGCGCGTACACGAACAACGAGGACATCGTGGTATGAAGCTGAATCTCCGAAAACTGTTCAAGATCACCAGATACGGCACGGGTGGTGGCGCCTACGACGGCACCGCCTGGTGGAACTGGGAGAAGCCGGTCGTCAACCCCGACGACCTTCTGGCCGATCCCCTCGCCGGTCTTGGGTTCTCCCCGATCGTCCGCGCGTTGCAGGTGGTTGCGAACGACATCGCCCGCGTTCCCCTTCGGATCGAATGCAAGAAGGGCAACCACTACGAGGTGGACGACACCGCCTATCCCGAACTGAGCGAGATCCTGAACGAGTCGGCGAACTCCTACTACTCGGCCTACGAGTTCAAGGCGTGGCTGACCCGAAGCATGATGTTGTGGGGTAACGCCTTCGCGCTCATCAGTCGATGGGGCGACGAGGTACGAGAACTGATTCCGGTCCGGCCGTGGGACATGACCCTTCTGCCTGATCCTGAGAAGGGCGGCTGGTACTACCGCTCCGGCGAGTATGGCGACATCGCCCCGAAAGACATCATCCACCTCAGAATGCCGACCTACGGTCGAATGCTCTGGGGCGACTCACCGATCAGCCTTGGCCGGAAGGCCATCGCTCTGGGCATGGAGCAGGAAAACGCCGGACGAAGTGCGTTCGCAATGCCCGGCTTGGGCAAGATCGCAATCACCACGAAGGAGACGATGGGCGGCGAGGCGGTCAAGAAGATGCAGACCTCGTTCATCAATGCTCACGCCGGACCCGAGGGGATGCTGCGTCCGATCGTCGTTCAGAACGAGTCGGATGTGAAGCAGGTGGGGCAGTCCCTGACGGATCAGGACTGGATCGCCGCTCGGAACTTCTCGATCCATCAGGTGTCTCAGCTCTTCGGCGTCCCGCCGATGATGCTTTACACCATGCAAACCGACACCTCGGTCGGCCAGATCGCGGAGCAGTCTCGCCAGTATGTCGATGGGTGCCTCTCGCAATACACCTCGACCTGGGCATCCGAACTCGCCTACAAGCTGCTGCCCAACGGAATCGACGGCGAGCATTACCGCTTCTCGTTCGACACCACCACGCTGGTGCGCGGCACCTTCAACGAGCAGGTCGCCGCACTCCAGACCGCCGTCCAGACGGGCGTCATGACCCGCAACGAAGCCCGCGAAATGATGGGCTTCCCGCCGATCGAGGGTGGCGACGAAGTGCTGATCGGCCCGAACCTTCTTCCCCCGGAGATGAACCGTGAACAAGCCGAATCTGGAGATTCGGATGAGCCCGGGTCGCTTGACAGCGACGAGTGAGGGCATCCGATTCGAGGGGACTGCGGTTCCCTACAACACCGCCAGCGTGACCCTTCACGATCGCCGCAAGCCCTACAAGGAGCGGATAGCTCCGGGATCTCTGCGGTGGTCGCAGGACACGGTCATGCTCACGCAGCACGATCAGCAGGGGATCCCCCTTGCCCGCGTCTCCGCCGGGACGCTCCGCTTCAGTGAAACCGAGAAAGGCCTGGAGTTCGAGGCTGATCTCCCGGAATCGAGAGGCGACATCAGAGAAGCACTCCGCCGAGGCGACCTCGACGGATCCGTATCCATTGGTTTCGTCTGCGAAGACGACCACTGGCTTCATGGAAACAAGACCTCGCTCCGCACGGTGCGGAAGGCAGAACTGGTCGAACTTTCCATTGTCACCGCTGGGGCGTACCCCGCCCGCGGCACATACAAGGAGTCCTGAAATGGACGATCTGCGTTCGCTGCGGGAGCAGCGGGACGAACTCCGAGGCCGTCTCGACGGTCTGATGGAGAAGAACGACAGCATCGACGACACCGAGTCGATCGAGGCTCTGGAGCAGGGAACTGCCGAGATGGCGAAGCTCGACGCGAGCATTCGATCGGCTGAGGCACGCGCTGCCTACGAAGAGGCACGCACGAAGGGGACCGGTTCGTTCGGCTTCCAGCCGAAGGGCGAGTCCAGCGCCTCCAAGGCGTACAACGGCGAGTACCGGTTCGTGATGAACGGGAACGATGTTCGCATCGAAGGCCGTGCGGCGGGTGATGCTGCCGCGGTCAACGGTGTCGATCCGTCCGCCTCGCTCCCGGGAATGCCGAACGCGACCTGGGGCGACATGTCGGCGGCCATTCCGGTCGATCTTCAGGCTGAACTGATCCGGCTGCTTCCCAACAAGGCCGTCATCCGTCAGTTCTTCCAGTCGCGTCAGTACAGCAACGATATCGAACTCCAGCGGGTGGCGACTCGTGTTCTCGGCGAGGCCACCTTCGGTGCCGGAACCGCGAACGCTGTGGCTCTCACGCAGGAGGAAGAGGCGTACCCTCAGGTGTCGATGGCCCTCGAGCGTGTCCGGGTGAACAACTTCAAGACCGCGGCCAAGTCCACGGTCACCGAAGAGTTCATGAAGGACGCTCGAGGTCGTGCGATCGCCGAACTTCTGATCCAGCACAACGAGGAACACGCTCGTCTGTGGGATCGTGGTTACGCTTCCGGCACCGGCGGCACGGACGGCCCGGACCCCTGCTGGGAGTACCGTGGTGATGCCGCTGGAGAAGTCGGAATCGAAGACTTCATTCCTTCGACCGGCGGCATCGGTGGCGCGACTTCGCAGCTCGTCGGCATCGACTTGACGGATGCGGCAGCGGCTGCGACGGCCTCCAAGACCTGGGTCGATGCTCTTGCCGGTCTTCGGTACGACAAGATCCCGGCCCAGTATTGGGGCGGCCTGCGATGGATGACCAATCAGGTGACCTTCGCGGCTCTGACCAAGGTTCTCGACGAGCAGGGCCGACCGCTGTTCCAGCCGCTTCTGACCGGAACCCCGGCCAGTTCGCTGGAAGTCGGAACGCTCCTCGGTCTTCCGGTGTTCGTCTCGAACAACCTGAGCGGCGGGATCACCGCGAACGACACCGCGATGATTCTCGCTCACCAGGACGACTACTGCATCTTCGACCGAACCGGCTTCAGTCAGCAGGTCGATCCGTATTCCGAGGCGGATACGGGCGAGGTCGTGTACCGCACGCGGATGCGTTCGGACGGCCGATGGCTGCGTGGGTTCGCGGCCGGTGCCATCATCTGGACCGATTGATTCATTCGTTCGCAACGACCACCCGGCCCCTCCGGGGGCCGGGTGGATCTGCCAATGGAGTTCGTTTACATGGTCGAGTTTACAAGCCAAGCCGCTCACAACTTCGCCCTCGCGGACTTCCTCGATCACATCCGCCTGGCGAGTGGTGTTGACGACGACGCGGCGCAGAGATCGCTGAACGCTTCCGTGGTGCTGTTCGAGAACTGGACTGGGCGTCTGCTTCGGCTGACAACCGTCCTCCAGACCTCGGACAACCACACGCCACCGTTCCGAGCGATGTACGGCCCGGTCATCGACGCCACCACCACCGTGAACAAGATCGACCGATCCGTGACCCCAAGCGTGACCACCGATGTGACCACGAGTTTCTACGTCGCCAAGGACACGCACACCTACCTTCAGAAGCTGCCCCGAGCTTCCGTCTCGTACCTTCGATGCGGCTGGGAATGGCAATACGACGCGGGATCGACCTCGTATCCCGCGGCGATCACGATGGCCGTGTTCGGCATCGGCGCTCTGCTCTACGAGAATCGAGAACTCGCCAACAGCATCACGCTGGAGAAGGTGCCCGTGGCGTACCGAACCATCATCGAGACCTACCGAAACGGCGACCTCTGATGTTCAGGATCCCCGACATCGGCAGGTTTCGATTCCAGGCCAAGCTGTTCAGGCCGACTCAACTGTTCTCGACCACTGGTCAGGCCAGTTATTCGTTCACCGAGATGGACACGGTGAAATGCCACGCGAAGAACGTGCGAGGAACCTACAACGATGACGGGGTGCAGGAGGTCGCGGGTAAGAGAACGTATCAGTTCATCATCCGGAAATACTCGGTCTACGACGAGACCGACGAGGTGACGTACACGTTCGACTACGGATGGGAAATCGAATACAACGGGGTTCGCTTCCGGCCGGATCGAATCGACCCGTGGGACGAGCGAGACAGGTTCTTCATCATCTACGCGGTGGAGGTGGATCTGTGAGAGACGACTGGGAAAAGCTGCTCCAGAAGGCTCAGGATCTGGCAGACGCGAAGGGCCTTCCAAAGTCCATCATGGTCAAGCACTTTCGGCGTGCGTTTCGCATCGTGGACAAGGCGACCTCCCAGAAGTACCGGTCGGCCACCTACCGGTGGGACGGCGTGCGATACGACCGCCGCGAGACCGGGATCTATCGGCAGTTCATCTCCAGAGCTTCCGCCTTCAAGTACCAGTGGAGGAACTCGAAGAGGATGGGTTTCCGATACCGCTCGATGATTCGACGGTCGGCAGACACGGGATACGCTGGGAACCTCTCCCATCTGGTGGAGGATGGAGCGTTCAACGTGAAGCACCAGAAGCAGAATCGCGGACATTACCTTCGTCGGCGAGCATTCGACCAGAAGAAGTACGCGGCCGAAAGAGAAGCCATTCTCGGGATCCGTGAAGCAACAAAGGCGATCTGAATGTCGGTCCCCACCACGATCTACAACATCCTCGACTCCGCGACAACGACAACCGTGGCTCCGTTCGTTCGGCCGCACGACAAGGATTTCCCCTGCGTCGTCTACCGATTCGATGGCGACAGCTTCGAGGGAAGCCGATACGGCGATCTCGGCGTCCGCAGGACCGAGGTCACGGCTCATTGCCTGGCAAGGACGCTCGCAGCCGCTGAGACGATCGCCGACGACATCATCACCTACATGGACGCTAATGAGGACTGCGTCCGGATAACCCGCGTGGATCGCGAGTACGACCCCTCCTATGACGGGCAGCGCTCCGGGATCTACGACGTTTCGGTTTCATTCATTTACTTCGAGGGCTGACCAGTGGCGAAATACATCGCATCACGCCTGGTGGGGACTTTCCTCACGAAGACAGGCGGAACTGAGATCGTCTTCGGGATCACTGGTTTCAGTGTGACCGGCGGCGATCGGAACATGATCGACATCACGACCGGGGCGGACGACCGCCGGTTCTCATTCGGCGGCCTCGCCGCTCCTCTTACCGCGACGATCAACTTCATCTACCAGGGCGAGATCACCGATCTGGATACGGCCTTGGTCGAGTGCGGCCAAGGCCAGCTCTGGATCCAGTCCACCACGGATGCCGGTGATTGCGCTCTTGGAGACATCATCGGGACGAACGGGTCTCCTGCCGATGGGACGGGCATGTACGTCTATTGCACGGGCTACCAGCTCGACGGCGAGCTTGACGGAGCCGTTACCGGAACCGTCAACTTCGAGAGAACGGCTGCGCCTCCGGAGGACTGATTCCGCATGTTCGATCTGAAACATGAGACCGCAATTATCCAAGGCAAGGAGATCACCGTTCGAGAACTCTCGGCGGGTGAGATCTTCGAGATGCCCGAGGACGCTGACAAGTCGCATATCGTGGCGGCTTGTTGGGTTTCTCCTAGCGGCGTCACGCCTGATGATGTCCGTGCTTGGCCCCTCCGAACCGTGGAGGAGATCTACGAGATCTGTTCGAGACTGATGGGCATCGAAGAGGGAAACGACTGACGCCCAGGGACATCACGAACCACCGCATCGCCGAAGTCATCGGGTGCAGGGTTTCGGAGGTTCTAGCTCTGGGCATAGCGGAATACGAAGGCTGGGTCCGCTACTTCAAGTGGAAGAACGGCGAGACCCAGACTGACGAGGAACTTGTGGAGGCTCTGAGCAAATGGCGACAGTAGGCAACCTCTTCGTCAACATCAAAGGGAATACCAGCGGCCTGGAGCGGTCGCTCAAGAAGGCCCGGAAGAAGCTGTCATTTTTCAAGCACTTTTCTGATGCGGCAACTGCGAGCCGCGACGTAGAAAAGTTCAAGCAGCGTCAGGCCGCGATCCTTCGGGACCCGCAAGCCTTTGGCTCGACCATGCAGAGGTTTACGCCGGGATTCAAGAAGGCCCAGGCTGGGCGAGCTTCTGCCTCTGCTGCCCTCAGCACCGCTCGCATGGGAATGTTTGTGGGAGCGGCCTTTGCCACGATCGGCGTCTCGCTCGCCGCGGCTGCTGCCGTCATGCGGGCGGGTGCGAAAGTCCAAGCGCAAACGGAAGCAGACTTCCAGATGTTCACGGCTGAGGGTGCAATGGAAAACGTCCGAAAGCTGATGGACCGAATCGCGTACGTCCAGCGGCCAGAAGTCAGAAGACGGCAGCAGGATCTGGCAGAGCAAGAGAGATACGCCGCGCATTATGAGCGAGAGGCTTACGGCGGTTACGGTACGTTTGGGAAAGAGATCAAGATTGGATTGAGAGAGCTTGGGGCGCGATTCACGCTGATGATGGACGGCAAAACAGACCGCGAATACGGAGACTTCTGATGCCTCGATACGTCATTCCGAAAGGCGCATACAATCAGCAGTCCGGTGGAAAGTTCGAGTCCACCGAAACCACCTTCGTCGTTCATCTGCTGTACGACCAGCAGGACGAAGAAGGCGTCTGTGAGAGCTTCGCCCAGAACGCCAACGACGCTCACAATGACCTCAGCACCCTCGGCATCTACATTGATGTTGGGCGACCCCTGAGGATCGACCAGACATCGACCGGCGGATCGGATGTCGATCCGGTTCTGAAGGTCTATTCTGCCGGATCACCGTTCGAGAACGACGAGATCCCGATGGTCTGCGAGGGGTACACCTGCACCGAAGACAGAGGCGGGAAGATGTGGACCATCACTGCGATCTACCGGGCGGTTTCGTGGGAGGATCCCAACCATGTCGAAGCCAAGACCGTTCCCAGATCCCGAATGGTTCCGGCGTGGAGGGTTGGAGATCTTACGGCGATCGACTGGAATGACACTTCGACGACCCCGCCGATCAATCCCGGTAACGGGACATCGCCTTACGGCGACACGATCATCCTCGGAGACATTGGGGGACGGTCGCACGACGTGAACACGCAGCCCAGGAACTTCATAGTCGAGGGCTGGAATGCTTCCTTCTCCTTCGTGATTCGCGCCCCGTACTACGAACAGCACCAGTCCACCTCGCTGACGGTGGACCCCCTCTGGACTCTCTGGACAACCGGCTACGCCTCGCAAAGTGTCGGGAAAAGATCCAACGCGACAGAATGGGGAGAATCACCGGCTGCGTGGTGGCCCAGAGGAGCATGGATTGTCGAGCAGATCGACGTTCAGCCGATCAACTCGGTGGATCACAAGGTCACTGTGACGATGCGGTACGACGAGTGGCAACTCTGCGACCAGTTGCCTGCCCAGATCTACGGAGGCCCGATTCTCCCGAAGACCCGAGACCCGCAGCCTCCCGAGGCGGCAACAGACCCAGAGGTGGCGACGATGCTCATGGTTTGCAAGTTCGTTTTCTGGTCAAACCCTTACCCAGAACAGCGAGACCCGTTCACTACGTCCCAGTTCCCTTACGAGGTGTTTGACTACATCGCGGACGCGCTCGTGCCATGAGCCTCGGTCGCGTCACTACCCCAAGCGACATGAAAGGACCGGTCCTGGTCCGTGTTGTCTCCAGCGAATACGCGGGAGACAACCAATGGGACTATCAAGTCGAACTCGCGAACTGGACCGAACAGAAGTCCATCGCGGCCAGTCAATGCCCGGCTAGGAACATCTGGGAGCGCGAGAACACGGCGACCACGGCGATGGGCCTCCCGGCGGGCGTCACGGCGGACCTCAAGCCGTGCCCCGATGACACGTTCGTCTTCGCGTTCTATTCTCCGGTCGAAGCTGGATACCTGTTCCAGTGGCCGAACCAATGGGAGTGCGCCGAATGAGCCAGCGTCGTTGTTGTGAATGCAGTTCCTGCGAAGACTGCTTCGAGTCTGACGCGGACACGGCGTGCTGCCGACTCTCGCCCGCCGACGTTCTGATGCTGAAGATCGAGCGGCCAGCCTGGTCGATGCCGGTCGAATACGAGCAGACCGGATCCGGTCGCCCGTGCAAGATTCCTCAGGTCGCGTCTCCGATGACCGGGACGATCAATCACGCCGCGGCCGAGCCGCTGCTGGTGATGTACCGGGCATTCGAGCCGGACGCCCAGAACGGGAGCGGCGTCTGGTTCGCGGAGAATGGATCCTTCGGATGCAACGGAGGAGTCAGCACCGACGATCTCTGGTTGTTGTGGCCGCCGATCTGCCCGCAGCAGATCAGCGATGGGGGCACCCCGAAGCCTGCGTGCTGTGACAACGATTGCACCTGCTCGACTGCATCCAACATCCGAACGTACATCGGACCCGCCGACGATTACATCGGCAGCAGTTTCGTCTGCTCCTCGATTGACGGATCGGCCAACAACCGAAACCTGACGAACTTTCAGAAGGATGTGATCGACGGCAACGCATCAAATCGGACGATCACCAACTATTCCAACTGCAACGTCTGCAACGGAACGCCGGTCAATGCCACGGCCATCTGCGATTACTCCGGGTACGAATGGTTGGACGGCATCTACAACGACTCGGTGAACGCCACCGCCCGGTATCGCCATTTCTACTGGGATGGGTCAGGCGTGACCGAATCGGGTTCGCAGAAGCCTCTGGCCCACACCCTGGTATCGGTCTATCACCGGGAGAAGTGGTACAAGTCGTGCGAGAAGTACGACGGCGGAACTCTGTCTGATGAATGCGAGCAGGTCACCAGTTGGGCTTGCCGCGTTCCTGAATACTGGATCTATGGGTGTGCGGGCGTGCCGATCTTCTCATGGGAGATCTTCGAGATGTACGACGCCGGGAAGATCACCGCAGACGAGTATTCGTGGTTCTTCGAGTCGCAATACAACAACGTGCCGTTGGGTTCAGGAACTCACGGACCTTCGCTCGTGAAGAAGCTGGAGACGACGCACTGGTATCACCCCGATGGCTCCGGGGTGAGCATCCTCCAGACCAAGGACTGGGCCGGAATCACTCTGCCGGGCGAGACGACGCCGGTAGCTGCCACCGAGAGAAGGGTTGTCCGAAAAGACCTCGCGAGATACGTTAGGGGGAGTCGAACAGTCGTCGAACACCAGTTCTATCACGCTCGACCCGGCGGCTGGACTCACGCTTGCTATGCGCCGCCGAAGTCATGCGGCACCGGGGCATGTTCCGGGGATACTTGGAGCGGTTCTGAAATCGAACAACAGGCTCCACAGATCGCGCGAGAAACCGGGTGCAGGACTTCGGGTGGTGACTGCGACTACCAGATTTACGACCAGCCCTTCCAAGAAGCTCTGACGACCGGCCAGTCGTGTTTTACCGCTGCTCCTTACCCGCAATGCACGACTTGCGTGGCGACGACCTCCTACAGCGGATGCTCGATCTGCGGAGGGTGTGAGGACTGCACCATCCAGCCAGCCACCACGAAGTGCGGCGGACCTCTTCCGTACACCTGCGCTTCCGACGTTTACCGCGCGTCGTGCGACTCGATCCACTTCACCCACACGATCTACTACCACGACCAGTCCGGCAATCTGGACGCCGAGCAATGCGTCCACACGAATCACGCATGGCTGTTCGCGGTCAACGAGGAGTGCGAGGAGTCTTCGGGTTCATGCGGCAAGGTGGCGTGTCCTCCCGGTCCCGTGACACGAACCCCGAGACAGAACACGCATGGGGCCAGCATCCTTCATTCCCGCGCCAAGCTCTGCGGGTGCATCGACGCCACGTCGTTCTGTTCTGGAGCCACAGCAACCCTTTCCGACAGTGACACCGGGCCGACCTGGACATGTAGGGGATCAATCATCCGCCAGCCTTCTGGTGCTAATCGGAACCCCGGCGGATTTCAGAAGCCGCCTTACGACACGGACGGGTGCGGCTCTTACCTCTGCAACAACAGCGTTACGGATCCCCTGGGCGCGTGCTGCGTGGATGACGGATCCTCGGTCGAGTGCATCGACGCCGTGACCGAGAAACAGTGCGAGAAGTGCGCGCAGCAGGCGGGGCATACTTCAACATGGCACGGGAAGAACTCCTGCTGCCTCGACGATGACATCTGCGAGTGAATCATGGGATACATGCAGCCAGGAACTGAAGGCGTGATGGAAAGAACTCGGCACCAAGAGCCGGAGCCGGAGCCGGAATACACCGGGCCGATGCGAGGACTCGGTGACATGGTCCACAAGGTGCTGGAGAAGACCGGCGTGGCGAAGGTCGTGAAGCGTGCAGCGAAGGGCAAGGATTGCGGGTGTGCCGCCCGCCGGAAGGCTTTGAACAAGGCTGTTCCGTTCAGCAAGGGATAGCTCGGGGGAGCGTGATGGAAGACAAAATCTGGGAGTTTGGGACGGCCCTGTTTGGCAGCGCCGTTTTCGGTTTGATTGGTTTCGTCTGGAAGATCAGCCATCGGGTCACCGCCACCGAGAACAAGCTCGCGGCGATGGAGCGAAGGCATGGGGACCAGATCGACACCCTGCGGAGGGAAATGGATTCCCTTTCTTCCGGACTCGACAAGAATCGAGAATGGACTACGAATCGAATGCTTTCAATCGCAAAAGACATGAAAGACTGAGGAGCGAAACGTGTTGGAGATTCTGTCAGAGGCCAGCGGTGTCATCATTGCCTGTTCGATTCTGTACGCAGCGCGAGAGTTGCGAAGAATCAGTGACGCCGTCCGAGATCTCGACGTTCGCGTCGGCCGTCTCGAAGAGGCGATGGAAAGGGGTCAGCAGAAGAATGAGGGTTCTCGCCGTAGGTGACATCCACATCCCTGCGGAGCATCCGGAGTATCTCGACTTCTGCCGGTCGATCCGAAGGAAGTGGCGGACGAAGCAGGTAGTCCTGATCGGGGATGTCTTCGACTGGCACGCGATCTCGTTCCACCAGAGGGAACTGGAGGCGGACACCGCGGACCAGGAGTACGCGGTGGCCCGCGAGCGGGTGGCGAAATGGCATCGAGCCTTCGGCGAGGGAACGAAGGTCTGCATCGGAAACCACGACTGCCGAGTCGAACGCCTGGCGGCCTCCGCGGGCGTTCCTTCGCAATTCGTTCGTTCATATAACGAGACATGGAACACGCCGGGCTGGGACTGGCAGACCGACCACCACATCGACGGTGTCCATTACCTCCACGGGACCGGCCTGAGCGGGCAGCGGCCCGCTCTGCGAGCTGCAACGGCTAGCATGATCCCGACCGTCTGCGGGCACGTTCACAGCCAGGCAGGTGTCGCGTGGTCGGCCGGTCCCTCCTGCTCTCTCTGGGGCCTCGACACCGGATGCGGGGTCGATGTGAACCACCCCGCGATGAACTATGGTCGCAACCTGCTCACGAAGCCCGTTCTCGGTTGTGGCGTCGTCATCGACGGGCATCCCTACTTCGAGAGGATGGAGACATGAGCGGCAAGGACAAGGAATACGACCAGACCCTGCACATCGTCCGGAACCTGATCGGCCTGCTGATCGAGGACGGATGCGATGCGGTGGTTCTCTCTTGGAGCCGAACCACCGTGAACGACACGATCACGCAATTCGAGACCTACGGCAACAAGTACGCCGTGGGAGGCCTTGCCCATGAAACCCTGCGATCGCTCGCTGAGGAACTCGGCGTGTTCGAGGATTCCGATGTCGAGATCGAGGAGGACGACGACGAATGAAACGATTCACGATCCTGATTGCGGTCCTCACGGCCACCGGGTGCCGAGCCCTCCCCTCCGGAGAGTTCGTGGACCCGGTGCCGACGATGGACCCGAACGCTCTTGAAGAAGCCGCGATCATCGCCGAGGCGAAGGCCGAGATGTACCATCGCCTGAGCGAGCGGGCCGCCGGGTTCTGGAGAGGAGCCGCTCAGACGGCCTCTGAGGGCCTCGGAGCCCTCGGGGCCCCCGCTGCCCTCACGGGGCTGCTCGGGGCCGCAGGAGGCTTCCTCGTCCCTACTCCGGGCCAGAGACGCCGGGAACGGGTGGCAAAGGCTGAGGGAGAAGCTGAGGTCAGCAGGCGAAGTCCGAGTCCGGCCGCGGGGGCGGCTCCCGGCGAGGCTTGACAACCCCCCGGTCCAATCTCTTGTGACACTCCCGGCAGCAGGGGAGGAGGTTGGACCAGGTCAGGGCCAGATCGGGGCGGCGGACCACGGGTTCGATGTGGTGGACCTCGATCGAGGCCCGCCGCCCACACTGGCGGCAGATCGGCTCCCGCCGGATCACCCGATCCCGGAGGCGCTGCCATTTCTCACGATCGACACCCGCTCGGGGGTCTCGGTTCGGGAAGATGTCTCGGAACCTACTCAGGGATCGGCCCATCAACGACACGCTGGTCGATGGCCTCGATGGCGACCGTGACCGCACCCTTGCAAGCTCGGCACACCAAATGGACCTGAAGGCTCACGACCTGCGAGTCGTCAGCCCAAGCCACGCATGACTCGGTGATGGCGTCGAGAATCGGCTTCACCGGCCCGTCGATGTCCCGCCGACGCCGGTCCGGCCAGCCGATGGCGATCAGCACCCGGTACTCGCGATCCGAGGGGAAGTAAGGCATCTCGGCGTTGTCGAACTCGTCCGCGATGTATTCGACCGCCTTCTGCTTCCACTCGCGGTAGGCGGGGGCCAGGACGGCTCGCTTCCCCCTCCACAGGAGACGGTTGTTCGATGAAGGCGGGAGCGTGAACTCCAGCACCGCTGCGTAGCTTTCTTCGCTCATGCTTCCTCCGCGAGGGTGTAGGTGGCGTTCTTGGTCGCGCCGTGCTTCTCGACCCGGTTCCGCTCGCACAGGCTGCGCATGGCTCGCCGAAACCGCTGAATATCCATGTCCAGGACGGCGGAGAGATCCCCCGCCCGGTACTCCATCGCCGGGTTCTTCAGCATCAGCTGAAGGATCCGCTCGCCATCAAAGTCGGCGGTGGTTCTGCCGCTCATGATCGCACCTTCCAAGTAGTGGTAACGGCGGTCCTCGTCCATGTGCAGGACCGCTCGGTCAACGATGCCGGGGAACCTCCCCCGGCCCTCCAGCACGCGGATTCGCTCCTTCGGCACCGCGTCTTCATTCTGAACTTCCTCCTTCTCGGTCAGGGCTCGCAGCGTGAGGATGATGTCCGGCTGCTGCTCCCAAGCACCCGCCCCGCGGGCGGTCGCCCCGGACTTCGAGGAGTGGTGAACCATGATGACCGAGCAGTTTCCCTCGGTGGCGATCCGCTCGACCTCCATCAAGGCACGCAGCACCTCGGAGTTCTCGTTCTCCGACTCCAGCGCAAGGATGCGAGTCACGGGATCGAGGATGACGATATCGATGTCATGGACCTTGACCCGCTCGATGACTGCATCCACCCAAGGACGAAGCTCCTCGCGGCCGCCGGGCGAGATCCGCCCGTGGCCGCGGTGGATTACCCGGAGCCAGTCCTTCTCCTTCGCGTTGCCGGGGAGTCCCTCGGCGAACTCGGCCCAAGCCCAGCCCGCCTCCTCGGAGATGATGAGGACGTTCGCGGCACGCACGTTCCCGTGCGGAACCACCGACTTCACCGTCTGGTACGAAGTGTGGCACGAGTGGATCCGCTGGAGGAGATCGCGGAGAAGCGTACTCTTGCCCGCCTTAGGGGACCCGCAGAACAGAGTAGTCGCCGTTCGGTAAGCAGCGCCGGGGATGAGCGCCGTCGGAGGCTCGACATCGGAGAGGGCGAGCATGGATCCGGTATCGGGGTTCGGGAGAACGAACTTGACGATCTCATCCATGGCGGCGCCTCCCCGCGTCTCCGAGGACGAGGCAGCGGAGGGCCTTCGAGGACATGTCGCCGCGCAGGCCCCGGACGGCGACCTTGAAGTCGCTGGAAAAGGTGTCCCAGAGCGCCCACCCCGAGTTCACTCGACCGGCGGAGCTATCGAGCAGGAACGGGATGTCGATACGGGAGAGGGTCATCGAGCGCAGATCTCCGCAGATGCAGGCCCAAGCGGTGGGGCCGTCGAAGTACGGCTCGGTGTCGGTGACCGGATCGGATCCGGTCTTCAGGATCCCGAGGGCTCGTCGGCGGTGCGTCGTGTTCCAGAAGAACTGCCGAGCCAACGTCGAGGGATGGAGGCGGTCCATCGCATCCTTCGTCGGCCGCGCCAGTTCGTACATGTCGGCGTAGTCGGCGCAGACCTGGAGAATCTTCCTCCAGCGGCTGGTGTTCGCGTACCAGTACCGGTCGCAATTGATCTCGTAGTCCCGAGACGTTTTCATTGATTCATTCCTTCCGAGAATGAGGGGGCGACCAGGCGAGCCCAGCCGCCCCCCGAGAGAGAGGAGATGCGGTCGATCTTCCAGCCGAAATCGCGGCAGAAGGCTTGCAGTCAGAACGGGATGTCGTGGTCGGGAGCCGGAGGATGCACCGCCTGAGCGGTCTCCGTGTTGTTCGGCTCGACCTTGACATCGTAAATGTTCCAGTAGTTGGAACCGGGGCGGTTCGGGTTCGGCTTCGACTTCACGGTCGCGCTGAACACCGTGGGGATCTGCATCAGCCGGAGGGCCGGAGCTTCATCGCCGAACGCGGAGAAGTACTGCGCCCCTTGGAATCCGGAAGCCTTGATCCGCACGCGGGTTCCGTGGTCTTCCAAGCTCTCAAGGGTGAGCGTCTTCTTCCCGTGGTCGGTGACTCCCGCCTTCCCGGCAGGGGGGGCCGAAGCCCCCCCCGCCGGTACGGAAGGAATGGACGGGGCCTGCGGCATCCGGTCGGTGCCGTACTGATCGAGCAGGACGCTCGAGGTCTGCACGTAGTTGGAGAGGGTCTCCGGAGCGTGTCCGGCCTCAATCGCCGACTTCAGGATTGCGGTCACTTCGATTCGGTTCATCGGATCCTTCCTTCTTGGGGTTTTCGCTCCAGGTCAGAGCGGAGAGGTAGTCGTGGTAATCGTTCAGGGTCTCGAACCGCTCGGGGTTCTCGTTCTGGTGTCGCTGCTTGTCCCAGTGATCCCGGAACGGGTGGTGAGGGTTCGGTTCCTCAGGCGAGGTAGGCATGGGAACCTCCCGACAAGATGCAGGGCATGTGGTGCCATCGGTCGCCGACCTCGTCTTCAATGGACTGGAAGGTCCAGTCCCAGCCGGTCTCGGAACGGAGTGCCTGCACGGTCTCCTCAGCTTCCCACCGCTCAGAGAATGATCGAGCCTTCGCCATGTCGGCGGTCATCGCAACGCACACGGAATCGTGGGTCATCACTTCTTCCTCCTCTTCGTGCCGGGTCGGTTCTTCGCACGGCTCGCCGATCGGTCCTTCGGAACCTTGCGGGGTTTCCCCCCCGCCTGGTCTCTCGTCATGGGTTGTCGTTTTCCAAGTGCCATCTCAGTTGACCTCCATTGCATCGCGGCGTCGAAGGGCCTTGCAGACAGCCTCTTCGATCAGGTTCTCGACCTCCTCGGTGTCCTCAAGGTTTTCTCTGTCCCGCGTGTATTGCAGCCAATCGAAATATTCACGCTGCGCATTTTGCAGGACGCAGAGGGCGTCCTCGGGCATCTCCTCCATGAACATCCGGATCGCCTCGGTGATAGCGGACATTGGGTCGAAGTATTTAGGCCTGATCACGATTCCATTCCTTTCGATACCCCCCCCACCATTTTCTCTGAGCGAACCGGGTGCAGAAAACCATTCCTGCTCCCGCTTCAGGCGGACCCTAGCCGACCGGGGGAGCGAGTCGGCCAGGGCCCAAGCCATGAAGAAACGTGAACGAATCACGACGGTATGGGTCTTCGGCTGAGACCGCAAGATCCCATGAACGAAAGTCCGCAAGAAATCGGCCTATAAACGGTCGTTTTTTTGGCCGTTCGGGTTCTGTTAGGGTCCGGCCGGTTCGGGGCCTGTTCGGGTCCGATAATCCCGGACCCGTTCCGAAGGTCCGAATATCGGAGGCTGGAGGATCCATTCTCCGGGCCTCGATCCACGGAGGCCCGGAGACCCGGCCGCAGGGTCGGAAGCCGTCTACGGCCATCCTCCGGACGCCTGGAGCCGATCGCGGTCGGTTCAGATTGTCCGTGAAATCCCGACGGATTCCACGAAAACGGCCTGATCCGCACGGATGCGGGCCAGGCCGAGTATCGGTTCGGGTTGTTGATCGGACGCTACGCGGGTTCAATCCGGATCGTTAGAGCGCGCCCGTAATGGTCTCGCAAGGCCTGGACGTAGGCTCCGACTTCGAAGCTGGGGAGACGGATCGAACCGCTACAGGTTCCAGCGCTCCAGGTGATGCGTGAATGCTTCATCGGCGGTTCCCTTTCATCATGTCGAATCGATTCCAGACGGCCGACGGATACCATCCAACGATTCCCGGACGGCATCCCGGCCGTCCGACGGTCGGTCCAACTGGATGGTATCGGTCCATGGCATCCCATCCGGAGACGAGGCGACCGGCTAGTTCCCCGAAGTATCGCGCCGCGATACTGCAAAGAATCGGCTCCGATGGATCGACGATGATTCCGCCCGGTTCGTCTTGGATCCGGCCGGGTTCGTCGTGGCGATGGATGATCAGTTGCAACCCGTTTGGATACGCGGATTCATTCTCCCATGCGACCCGGAATATATGGTCCGGGGTCTGGACGCGCCATCGGTCCGCCAGTGACCGATGAACCGTCCATCCGCGCCGATCCATCAAACCGGCTCGGATACCGTCGATCATGTCGCTCAACAGCTGATCGCGAATATTCATGCCCCACCGCCGATCGTAATCGGAACCCATGCGGGTCGGGGAGCCTTCACGTTTCCAGCGCCCGCGCCGTGGATGTCGATGGCAATAGATGGGATGGGACGGGAACGATCGGACATCGACCCGCTACAGAGACGACAGTCGGCGCAGGTGGTCCGGGCGCCCGACTCGGGAGCGGCGGGGCATTGGATCTCCGATCGGCTCCGTTCCTCTCCCTGGAATAGCGGGCGGAAGGTGCGCCATCCGGCCGCGGCCGCGGTTCGGCGCTCCTCCTCTGAATCGACCGACGCCATGATCCGGGACCGCCACCAGTCTGCCACCAGGTTTCGACCCCAACGCGTTGGCTCGAGCCGATCCAAGTGGCGCCATCGATGCGTGTAGCCGGTTCGACCGGCCGCGCTGTCGATCCAGCCCCAGGACGTTCGGGGAATCGCGACCGGATCCCCGTACGACCCCATCCGAACCCTTCGACCCTCGACCAAGGCGCAAAGCTCACGAGTATCGGCTTCGGCGTACTTCCCCGCGATCAGGGTCCGGTACACCGATGCGGGACCCATCGGATTCACGTAGCAGAGCCGACGCCCGTAGCGCTTCCCGGGGAGCGGGTCGCCATGCGGCCGATACGGGCAGTCACCGCATATGGACGCATCCTGACCAGTCGCCAGGGCCTCAACCGGATGCATGTCGGACCTGAGGATCCAGGTCTGGAGCATATCGCCGGTTTTCGGGTTCGATGATCGGGTTTTCGTGCCGGTCATGATCCCGACAATCGGGGCGCCATCGATCCGGGAGCGACCCCGGAAGAACATTACTCCGTTCGTGCCGATGGTACGGCCTCGCTCGGTGTCGATTCTCATCGGCCACCCCCGATCGAACGATCGACGCCAGCTTTCATTGTGAGCGACTCATACGCTTCGGGGAAGCTGTAATGGTAGTGGCCCCAATTCATGGCGATATCACCGTTGTCCATGATGACGGCGGTCCAAGCGACATACCGGTGCCTCAGAATCTGCTCGGACCTTCGGGGCTCCGGTTGCTCCACCAGGACCGCAAAGCTCGGGAGCGCGCCGCTTCCGTCGTCGATGGGGAGACAGGCCAAAAGCAGGTATCCGCGGTCCTCGGTCCAGCTTCGGACCCTCTGGATCGTTTCTCGGTCGGTCATTGTTCATTCCTTCCGGGAATGGAGTGTGATGCGGTCCGGACATCCAGGCCGCGGTTGTTTGAGGGTATCGACCGGATCGGTTTCGTTCAACAGTCGAATGCTGCAGCCGCATGGCCCTGGCGGTCAATCGAATAGCTTCAACCGGTTATCGGACCGGATCGGATAGGGGTCCGATAATCGGGTCGATGTTCGGTATCCGTTCGGGTCCGATAAGCTGTTAGGGTCCTGT